GATTGAACTTGCCTTGCGCCTGGTAGCGTGCGGCGATCCGCGCCCGTTCCTGTTCGTCGGAACGATCGACGCCTTTGTTGAGCGGCGTGATGTTGACGACCGGCTCCGAACCAAGATCGCCGTTGCCGTGCAGCACGCGCAGCACCGCGATCTCTGTGGCCGTGACAGCCGGTAAAAAGACAGCGTTGTCGCGCGACCCGCAGATGTGGGCCGTGCAGCTATAGAGCGGTCGAACTGGCATTGGCTTCTCCTTAGCGCGGTAGTCTGAGTGAAGGGGCTTCGCCAATCAGACCGAGCAAAAGGAAGATCACGATGATAACCGCGATCACCATAATGACGATCTTGGCGACTCGATTGAACGGCTCCGGCACCGGGACAAAGTCGATCAGCCAGAGCAGCAGCCAGATGATAAGACCGACAACGAGCAGATAAATTACCAACGCAACGAGGGTGGTAATCATCAAATTCTCCTGTTGTTAAAAGACGGGAGCGGGGGAGGAACCGACTCCCGTCTTTCACTTACGCGGCGTACTGAGCGACGCCACGATCGTCTGGCGCGAGCATCATCGCCAGCAGCCCGTAGGACGTTGCCCCGTCGGGGGCTACCAACGTGAGGTAACGACCACGGGTATCGCCGGTCGTGCCGGTCGCAGCCGATGTGACACCCACTGTGAGGGTGCCTTCGACCGTGCCAACCACGTTGTTTTTCACCTGGTAGAGCACATGCGACGCGGCCGGGATGCGAACCGGACAACCGATTTGCAGACCGAAGCCAGCGGTCGCCGCCGTGATCGCAGCCGAAGACGTGATTGAGTTCACCGCTGCGAAACACTTGGTTCCGGTGTGCGACACGCCGGACGCGGTGGTCTCTGTAACCGCCACGCCATCCACGTCGTAACCCCGGATCGTCAAGATCGACGTTCCGGTCCACCCTGCGGTGACGTTACGCGGCACGTCCATGTAGGCCACGCCACCGACGACGCGAGCGCCGTTAAGGACGAACGTCCCCGCCGCCGCAACCGCCTGCGATGTTGCCAGCCCGGTGGTGGAGACTGCGAGTGGAGCGCCCAGGTCGAGAAATACCAAGGGCGCTGGCACAATGCGGGAATTGAGCGTGCCTGCTCCCCTGTTGGTCCCCAGCCTGTCGAACTGGATTCGGACTGTGCTGTTCGCCGGTAGTGTGGTGGCTCCCAGCCAAGTGACCGTGATGTTGGACGCACCGAACGAGACCGTGAAGCCGCCCGGTGCGGAATACTCCGCGCCCATCGCGTACAGCTTGTGTGCCACCCCGCCAGTGTAGAGCGCGGCGGATTGGCCAGAAGGATACGAGACGGTGAAGGTGCCAGACGTTGCGACGTCTGACGCCAGTGTTGCAGTAACGACGCTGAAGCCCATGAGGGTTTCTCCTATTTACGCGATGGAATAAACGCCTTGGGCGTTGCGCTGGTCGCAGCACAGACCGCCAACCCAGGTCTTCGCGCGATAAAAGACGTACTTATCTTCTGGGCGCGAAGGTGTGTGATCCCGCATGGACTCGCCTTCGACAGCCATCGGATAGATGTGCTTGGTGTCGAGGACGTAGAGATACTTCGACCGGCTCTGGTCATCGAGCGTTGGGTCGTAGCGGATCGGCTTGCCCTTGAACGCAATGTCGGCCACCGAAGCGTCGATCATGCCATTCTTAGACCAGCCCTCCATGGTGTAGTTGCCCTTGGCGCGAAGCTCTTTTTCGAAAAACTCCATGAAGTCGGAGCCTGCCAGCAACAGGTTCGGGTTTCCGCCGTAGCGCCGGAGCTGGCGGAATTCGACTTGCAGCCGGTTCACCACGCCTTGCAGCGAAGCGTCCGCAGACGCGATGCCGAGCACTGCGCGGTTGCGCCACCAGGTGTTAGCGACCTGGTCGATGCCGCCAACGGTCGCCGCTGCGGTCGGATCGTTGACCACAAAAGACTGCACGCCGGGGGCCAGCTTGGGATCAGGCAGACCATCGTCCCAGAACATGGTGTTCATGCCCCGGTCGGTGCCTTCCTGCATGTCCTCCAGCTTGTCTTCCAGGAGGTTCGCCAGCCGCACCTCTTCGCTGTGCGTGGCAGTCGTCGAACCGTCGTCGGTGTCGGTGACGCTGATGCCGTTTTTAATCAATTCGTGCATCGAAAACTGGATGCCCGAATGGATCAGCTTGTACGGATAACGCGCCGTCTTGATGTTCTGCGGATCGGAGTAGGTGACGGTGTCGTCGTGCTCGAATCCCATGATGGTCGTCGTGTAGACGCCCTTCACGCGAACCGTGATGTTCTCAAGACCGCCAGGAAAGGATTTCTCCTTGGCCATCATGGCTTCCAGGAGCGGCTTGTCTTGCAGGGTCTGCGAGGTGATCTTGCCCCGCTTAAAGTGATAGTCGATGGCTGCGTTGGCAGCATTCTCCAGTTGAGCTGCGGTAAACGGCATGGGACTTGGTCCTTGACCCGTCCCGCTACGTCTGACTCCGTGTGCTCATGCGGATCGCCTCCAGCATGGATTTCGGTTCTGCGACGCTGCGGGTGGAAGACCCGCCGCCATTCAATCCTCGCACCGGGTTGGGTTTTGGCATCAAGGCTCGCAGATCAGTCGTGACACGGTCGTAGATGCGATTGAACATTTCGACGGCGTGTTGCGCTGATGGCGGCGGGCCTTTCTCCAGAACTTCCAGCTTGGCGAGTTCGTGAACACGGGCGGCCTTCCGGCTCCAATCTGGATCAGTCCCCGTCTTCGCCCGCTCCCACTCGTCGGCGGTGTTCACCAACGAACTCATGTGGGTTGTGTAGCGTGCCGTCTCGTCGGCTTTCGCCCGGTCCTGCGCGGCTTGTTGCTCCCGCGCTCTCGCGAACTGAGCTTCCGATTGAGCTGTAGCCAGGTTCCGCGCGTGCTGTTCTGTGAGATAGCCTTGCCTGACTTGTTCGGCCAAATCAGGCGGCAATTCCACGCCAGCCATGCGCTGAAGCTGATTGACGATCGGAGCCAGCTTCCGCAACGCTTCGTGCGGATTGCCGGACTTCATGGTCGTTGCGATGTCGAAGACCGAGTCGATTTCGTCCGGTCTCAACTTCGTCGACTTGAGGTAATCGACGACCCGGTCGTATTCCGCGACGCGCGTGTTCAGCGTATCGATTTGCTGACCTTGCTCCGCGATGTTGCGAACCAGGCGGTCGAAACTCTTTTTCGTCTTGCCCTTGAGCGCCGCCTTTTCAGTTTCGGACAGCTCGTCGGACGCTACCGCTTGCTCCCCCACCTTTTCAGGCGTCGGAGCGGCTTTAGTCGGGTCTTGATCCTGTGAAGAGGCTGGCGGGGCCTCGTCCGCGTCTTTTGGCTGAAGCGCGGCATGTACCGCTTCAGTCATCGACTTGGGTGCGCCGGTATCTGGAGTCTCCGCTGGCGACGACTCAGCGGGCGCTACGTCAGGGGCGGTTGAAACCGTGGTTTCAGCCGGTGTTGATTCGGGGGACGAGTCCGAATCGGCCATTTACGTCTCCAATCAGACCCGTGTTGGGCCTGTCGGGAACCGATAAGCACAGAACACGACACATAAGTCAAATAAGTGAAGCCGAGCGGCTGGTACTCGCTCGGCTTCTAAACCCAATCGTGCTTGAGGGCTACGAGCTTGGGGTCGTTCTGTAGATTACCCCACCCGCCACCAAAATTCAATGAAGACAAACGGCCACAAAAGCCCACTACAGGGCTTTTGGCATCCGTGTGAGGACTTCAAACAGAAGACGGCCGATGACGCCAAAACCGCCAACCAGCAGCACCATACTGGTGGCGCTCATCCACTTGAGGACGGTCAGATCGGTTTCGATCTTGGTGAAACGGCTTTCAAAACCAGCCAACACCTCAGCGGCCTTGCGAGACTTATCCTCGCTGGCACCGGCTTCGCGAAGGGCGTCGTAAACCTCGGCAATCATGATCGGCATGAGATCAACGTAGTCGGATTGCGGCTAGGCCACCAGCCCTGACCTCGAAACATGGTTACTGCATTACGGGAGCACCGCCAGCCGGGTATGCCGGTTGTGGTCCTGGCTGTTGGGCGCTGGGCTTTTCCTGGTTCTGCGCTCCCTTGCCGCCTTGCGCCTGCGGATCGGATTGCGCCCCCTGCCCCGCGCCGCCTGGTTGGGGCGGTCCCGGCATCTGGTTTTGCTGGGCAATCGACGGCAATCCGGCTTTGTAGAGGTCTTCAATCCTAAGATCCAGCAGATCGGCGTACTTTTTGGCCAGCGGCTTGGGCGAAACACCCGGTATTTGCAGCACATAGGGCGCGGCACGCTCCAAATTGGCCAATTCGGCGGCTTTGTTGGGTCTCCCAGACGATCCAGCCTCGATTTCAAGCTCCAAATCCTTGGCGATACTCTCGCGGGTGGGTTTGGTGTCCGGCCAGACCGCCCCCGGCCCGCAAATCTCGACAACGGTGTCTTTTTCCAACTCCAGCATCATCAAATGGCCAGTGGCGCGGGCCAATTCGCCTAGGAAATCGTCCAACTCGTCGACATTGTCGGCTTGTGACGCGCTCCTGGCGCTTTCCGCGATCGAATTCTCGGTCGCGGTGCCACCCGACACCCCGCCCATCGCCGCTTCGGACGACCCAACCGACCTCAGAATGTCTTTGTGGTGCTCTTCGACCTGGTACTGGTTCGGATCAATGCCGGTGTGGTCAAATTTCTGAATCTTCTTCGCCACGTCCTCGCCAACCTGAAGACCTTGCAGCTCCAGGATGGCGTGCGCCTCGGAGTTGGCGATCTTGCGCTTGTCGTCTTCCTCCAGCGCCCCCGCGCCGGTCACATACTTGGGCCGGTTGGCGTTGCGATGCTCGCGCAGCCCCTGCCTGGCGCGATTAACGTCGCGCTGCGGATGCCGCATCAGCCAGACGTCGGACGGCGGAAACGCCTCTTCCTCGTTCTCGACCTCGTTAAAGACCAGCGGAAACAGATTCCAAAACCGTTCCAGCTTGACAGACGGTTCCTGTGGTTCCGATACAAAATCTGGATAGCCTTCCGCGATCGCGAGCTGCTGCTTGTTGCGCTCATCGAAAACTTCCCAGATGCAGACCTCGGACGGCTGGTTGTGCTTGCGCTTCTGCTTGCCGTTCTCGTCGGTGCGGTAACGCTTGGTGTAAAGATCGCCAATCTTGACGCCGTACACCGAAAACACCCGCTCCGGCGACATCATGTATTCGCGGGCGTACCAGCCGCAGCCCTCCAGCGTCTTAACGTGCGTCACGCCGGGGTCGAGAATGATATCGCGCACCTTGGGCCACGCGAACACCGGGCCTTCGCGGATCACCATCATTTCCTGGTTTTGCAAATCCTGAAGGTTGAGTCGGAGCTGTTCCAACTCCGCTTTGCCGTCGTCGACCTTGTCGTCGGCCACGCGCTCCAGCGTGGTCTCCACGGCTTTGATCTTGTTGGTGACGTCTTGAATCTTTGCAGACACGTCCGCGTTGGGTTCCAGAATCCTCTGGTAGCCGAGCTGGCAGTAGCCTACGCCAGCCACCTTGGCGCGGCGCACGATCGCCTTCATCTGCGACTTGAAATTGCACGCTTGCTCGCGGGTGTAATAATCCCAAAGTATCTCCACGGTCTTGCCGAGTTTCTCCACCATCGACTCGTACTGCGAGACCTGTTTGATCTCCTGCAACACCGCGAGATCGTTGGGATCGGGGCCAGGCACCATCATCCCCATTTGCACGGCTTGCTGCTGCATCATGATCTTCTGGACGATGCCCTCGATTTGCTCCTGGGTGCCGTCCCACAGCGTATACATCAGCTTTTGGCGTGGCTTGGCGGCCACCCGTGGGTCTTTGGCATAGAGCGTCGCCACCGCCTGGTTGATGTGGCGCGGGATCACCGGCACGGTGTAGCTGTCGGCCGCAACCCAATCTTTGTCAGCGCCAGCGAACGCCAACTGTTCGCACTCACGGGTGCGCTTGAAGAATTTTTCCCAATGCTTCTTGGCGTCTTTTATTTTGTCTTCCCATTGTTTGATGAGTTCGGCACGCTGCGGCTCCACCTCGGGCATGTCGTCCCAGGACGGCTTTTTCGGCGCTGTGCCCATCCCAGGAGCTGGCGCTGTCTCCATCAGCGGATCGCCGCCATACACGTCTGACATTACCAACCTCGCGCTTTCGCCCGCGTGCCTTCACGGGCTTTCACTTGTGCCGCGTTCAGAATCCACTGGATCGAGCCGCTTTTGAATTTCTTTTGCGGGATCGACTTGACGACCGCTCGCACCTCTTTGTTGAGACCCATGCCGATGTGGGAGAGCCAATCGACAAAGTCGTCGTGTGCGCCAGCCGGGAAGCGCAGCATCTGCGCTCGCGCCTGCGGCCACCACGACGCACGCCGGGGGAATCTGACCTTCTGCATTCGCATCCGGCCTTGAATTGATCTTGCACGGAGCGACTTGTCTTTCGACGGCGTCACCGCGTCGACACTGGTGTAGATCTTCTCTTCGCGCATTCGCTTGTAGAGGAACGGTCCAAAGCTTTTGCTAATAAGCTCGCTTTCCATCCACCACAGCAGAGGCTTGTGAAGCGCGAACTGCGCCAGCATTTCCTCGACGGTTCGATCAGTCTCCAATCGGTCCCAGACCACGTCAGGCAGCACCCAAATATCATCATGTTCGTCGACACCCACGCAGCCGAGCACGGTGTAGTCCCTACCCTGCGCT